TGCCGCGCCAGTTGGCGGACGGCACCGGTCAGGAGCATCGACAGTCTGGACATATTCACAAAGTGATGGCCGTCCTCGCTGAACGACACGAGCGGCTTCCCAGGCATGGCCTCGATCACGTTTCGGTGCTGCTCAAAATGAGACACGAACTGGCCGCGCAAGGGGTCTCCATCGCGCGCCAATGTCACCGCTATCGCATCGAGTCGCTTGATGTCGTCGTCATCATCAAAGTTCGTCCACGCCGTGCCGACGTCCTGGTGAGAATCACCTTCCGCATCGAGGATGTGCGTCGTGGACGCGCCGTTTTTGAAGATGCAGATATTCTCGTTCGCGCCGATGCCGGCTGCGTTTTCCGTCGCGACTATCTCAATAAACCCTGTCGCGGCGGTGCTCTTCGTTGTGTCGCCGGCGCCGGTCGCCGCGTTGCCATTCAATGACAGCGCGGCGGCGTTCGCGCCTTCCATGTAGCCGTGAACGTAGAGTCCACCCGTCACGGTGTTCACATGCAACGTCCCGCCCGTGTCGGTTTCAACGGCCGCCAGCGCGTGCGCGATGCCGCTGCCCTTGAACGACATTGCATAGCCCGCGCCGCCTTGGTTGATACACATGCCGATCGTGATGTTCGCGTCGGAGGTGTCGCCAAGAAAAAACTTTGTCCCAGTAAATCGTCCGCTCTCGGTGGACGAACTTCCAGCATAAAACCGTAGCGACCCGGACGCATTCGACGCCGTGAGGCTCAGTCCGCCCACACCATCAGCCACGATGCGCCCGCCACTCGCCACGGCACTGCCGCTCGTTGTGAAGGTGCTGGAAAAATGGTCCACCTGCGTGACGGTCGAGCCATCTGCCATCACTTGCACAGCGCCGAAATTCCCTGTGCCGGCCGTGGTATTGCGTGACCGCACCACATTCGCGCCGGTTCCAGCCGATGAAAAGAGGTGCGTACCGAATCCCTCTACGGCTAACAAACCGCCGAGCGTGAGGGTGGCGTACGAGCCCGCGCCGGCGAACATCGCGTCCACGCGCGCGTACACGTTGTTCTGGAGGACGGTGTTGTTGAGGACCGTGCCATCCGCGTTCGGGTTGGCGGCCGTGCCCGTGTCGTTCGTCCACGCGTCGCGGGTAATCGTTGAGGCTGCCACTTACACCACTCCTAACGTATTCGCAGTGCCCGCTGATTTACTCAGGAGCGTGGTTAACGATCGGAGATAAGGGCTCAGGCTCACGGTCTGAAAGACATTAGTGAACGCTTCACCCGCGCGCCCATACGACACGATCTCCACTCCCTGGATTGTGAAGTCGCCCGACACCGTGAGCGGGCTGGTGATGTTGAGCGTCAATGTCCGGCCCGTTCGGAGATGACGGAGCGGACGCACGTAGGTAAACGACACTTCTTCCAGCGACCCGCCGAACGTGGCGAGGTCTTGGTCGGCACGTGTCTCGGCTTCACCCTGCGAGAGGCGACCGTCCTGCAGGAAGGCCGTGGCTTGACCAGACAACCCGCCACCGAGTAATGTCGCCAACGCCGTATCGGCGGCGCTGTCGGTGGCTTCTACGACGATGTCAATGGGATCGTTTTCGGCAATATCGAAGTCGATGCCTGTCACGCCTGTGAGTTGTCCCGGCCCCGATGCGGTGGACGTGCCCGTGTAGGTCAGAAGACTGCGCCCCGACAGCGCCGAGCCGCCACTACTCGAAAAGATCCCCGTGTCCGCGACGTCGATGGTGGTCGCTGACGCGCTACAGGCCGCCGTGGTCGTGGTGCCTTGTCCTGCATACAGCACGCGCGTCCGGACCTGTGTCAGATCCTGCATGTACCGAAACGTCTTCGCCTGGACGGTACTATTTCCTACGGTGGCCGAGGCGGCGTCTGGATACGTCACGAACAGGTTCACGCAGCGATCCGGCGTGACTTCCCAGATCGCGCCCACGGCTTTCGCAATCCTCTCTAAGCAGCGAGAGACCGGCTCAAACGTAAAGTCCATCGTGAGATTGCCGAGCGATGACGGGCAATACCCCACGCGGAAACTCCCGTTGGTATACGTGGCGAGAATGTCTGCCACGATCGTCCCCACACCCCTCGAGAGATACTGGGCACGCACCAGATCGTACCGATCCATGAGCCATTCATAGCCCACGGCCGTACAGTGCCAGCGGAGGCTGGCGGATTTGACCCCCTCTGGGGCGGCCTGAATCTGCAACAACGTCCCGGCAAACCAGTAATCGTTGGGGGTCGCATACGTCAGCGTGACATCCGATCCGACCGCCGGGGTGATGCCATCCACCGTAAACGCGAACGTAGCGGGCCGATCTGAGGACACGGACACTCGCGCCTCATTCAACGCCACATTCGTGGATCGATTCGTGCCCGCGATGTACACGCGCATCACCGGAGGCGTCCAGCCGCAGTAGGTCACCCCGCTGCGCGCAATCCCCGACCGGGCGTGTAAATAGGCCATCGGGTTATGTGGACGCGAATCGCACTTGACGCCGCAGGTCAGCAGTCAGAGCCGCGCCGACTTTGTCAGCCAAGGCTTGCAGGGACGCGGGCGTATCAAAGAACGCCCCTGAGGCGTCGATGTTCACCACCACAGACGAGCCCGCACCGTCAGCCGCGCCGCCGCCACTCGCCCGTAGTTGAGCCCACGGCGCAGGCACGACCGGCGGGGGCCTCCAGCGATCCCGTTCGCGCTCCGCCTCATCAGCGGCGTCTTCTTCGGCCCGTCTGCGGTCCTCTTCCATCTCTCGACGATACTCATCGAGCAACTGTGCGAGTAAAATGTCGTACTTCCGCCTGACCATCGCGATCAGGGTTTCCTTCTCGGCTTTAGTGAGCTCTTTGTTTCCACTGATCGCCGCGATCTCGTCTTCCTCGTCAAACTTCAGTCGCAGTTTGTCCTTGGCGAGCTCGGACCCGGCCGTGAGGATCGCGATCTGTCTGGCGATGTCGGTGTACGTGTCTTTCGCCTCACCCTTCCAGCCCTTCGGCGGTTTCAGCCCGCCCAGCTTTTTCGCGAGCGTGTCCACGTCCTTCCCCGCCTTGGCCAGCAACTTGCCTGCGTCTTTGCCGAACCGCACAAGGGCGGACGTGGCCCGGTCGGACATCGCGATGATGTCTTTGAGCCCGCCAGGGGAATGGCCGTAGCTGATGCCGTCCACTTCATCGGCGAGTTTCTCGGCTTCCTTCGCTGAATCCTTAAACCCGTCCTGCATCGCTTCGTTGGCCGCATCCGCCTTGCGGTGAACCGTATCCAGCGACACACCTAAACTGCGCGCGATGATGTCCGTCAGTTTCTGGACTTCCGAGATCAGCGACTTGAAGCCGTCCGACATCGTCATGGCGAACTTCACGCCGGCCGCTTCGAGATCCGTGACCTTATTGCCGTTGGCGTCGAGCAACGTGCCGTTCTGCACCATCGCCTCGAGCATCGGCCGCATCGCCTCTGGCACTTCCTGGCCCATCTTCAGCGCCGTGGCCACGTACTCATTCACGGCGCCAGACATTTTGGTCAGCACCGTGACGTGATCCACGCCTGCAGAGTTCAGGATCTGGTAGTCCTTAAACAGCTCCTGCGCCTTCTTGTCGAGTTCCTGCTTCGCCCAGGCAGGACCGAGCTCCTCAATGGTCAGGCCATACTTCTTCGCCACCTCATCGACGGACTGCATCGCGGTCGCCTGCAACCCCAACGCGGCATTGATCTCGTCTATCTGCGCCTTCGTACTGGCAAGGTCATTTCGCCCCGTCTGCTGCGTGAGCCGGATCCACATGCGCTCGCCCTCAGCTCCGAGCGCCGCCAGCTTTTCGCGCAACGCATCATAGGAACCAAAACTGGAGACGATGGCGTCCTTCGTCTTGTTGCCGAAGAGACTCCCAATCCAGCCGGCGAGCTTTTCAAAGGCTGGGCCGATCAATGCTCCGATGCCTGGGATCGCTGCGCCGAGCGCCCCACCGACGGTCGAGCCGAATACTTTCGTGAGTCCTTTCGTGGCCTTCGTGGCCGCGCCAGCAAGCGCCCCGCCCTCCGAGAACAGGCCGCTCCCGATCTCAGCGCCCAGCGCGTTGATCGCCCCCTTCACGCCGCCGCCGCCCGTGAAGGCTTTCACAAGAAGGCTGGGGAGTTTCTTCAGACTCTCCGTGAAGTTGTTCACCTTCTGGCCGACATTAATCACGCCCTGCCCGAGATCACCCAGTGACGGCGCAGCCCTCGCTACCGTGTTCCCGAATTGGTCTGTGACGATCTGAGCTTCGTTGAGTTCCTTGGAGTAGTCTTCACTGACGAGGATTAACTCCGATGTCCGCATCAGTAGCGGGGACGTGTCCTTGGCGGCCTGCAGCGCGGCTTGGCCGAGCTTGAAGTAGCCGTATCGAATCCGTTCGAGCGAGGCATCCACCATCGCGGCGGCCTTCTTGGACTCGTCTGCGGCCTTCTTCTCGACCTGTTCGCGTTTCTTCGCGGCCTCACTGATCTGGTCGTTCATCTCCTTCGCGACACGGCCGACTTCCTCCATGTCCGTGATCCACGATTTCACGACTGGCTTCAGGTTATTAGGAGGCGGCTTGGGCGGATCCAGCGCGGGCATGGGCGAGCCCTTGATGTAGTCGTACAGATTCTTGTACGCCAGTAATCGCAGGCCCATGTCCGCGATCCAACTCTTCGTCCCCTTCGACACACGGTCTGTAAGCTCGTCCCACATGTCGCCGATCATATCGAGACTTTTCACCTGAGCCTCGGACAGCGTCGTCGCACTCGCCGCCGCTTTCTTGGCGTCGTCCGTCATCGAGGCCGCGACCGCACTAAACGTCTTACCAAACAGCGCCGTCGAGGCGTTCGCCGCTTCTACCGGATCCTCGATCTTCTGGATCGCAATACCGATCTCCAACATCATGTCGGCCGGTTTCAGCGAGCGCAGCGTGGCGTAATCCAGGCCGAGCTTCTCGATCGCATCTTTCCCGGCCTTACTGTCAAGGTTCTTAAAAAGCGCCGCCGCTGCCGTGGCCATGTCATCCATCGACACACTGGCTGGACGTCCGACCGCTTCCAATTTCTGAAGATCCTCCACAGAGATGCGTGTGCGGGCGCTGAGATTACTGAGCGCATCGGCGTACTCCAGCGATGACGTCACGGCATCCTTGAGGAACGACACCAACTGCACCGCGATAAACCCCTTCGCAAGCGTCGTCAGTGTGGCAAATGCCCCGCCCCACCCCTTGGAGGCTTCGGTCGCGGCCTTCGTCTCGACGCCAACATTCTTTGTGGCATCGGCGAGCTTCTGAATGCCAGGCGGCACATCCTTACCGAGCGCCTTCAGTTTGGCTATGGCCTCACCAGTCGTCGCTGCCACGCGGCGCATTTCCGTCTCGGTGAGCTTGCTCACGTTCTCGACATCGCCGATGGCCTTCGCCATCAACGTGGCTTCCTGGATGATCTTCTTGCCGGAGAACGACTCCGCCATACGGCTAAGGGATTTATCTACCTTGGCCGCGCCTGTCTCTAGATCCTTAAGCTGCACCTCGGCCTGCTCGACGGCCTTGGTGAAACTCGAGAAGTTGGCGGTAAACGTCGCAGTAATCGCCATCTAGGTCTGCTGTGCTTTATGGATCCGCTTCATCTCGTCCACGATGCCGTCATAGTCATCCAGTGAGAGCGCGCGCACGTCGTCTAACGTCCAGCCATTCATGAAACGAGCAATGGCGATGTCACTTCGGAGATAGTCGGCGTGCTGGGCGCGTTTTTTCTTTCCGTCCTCGCCTTGTCCGCTGCCTCGTCATGGGCGTCTACGGCCTGCATGATCTCGGCGTACGTGTCAGGGTCCACGTTGTCTAATGCCGTCGCGCTGAACGGAACCGGCTTGTCGGCACCGTCCCGGAACGACCACCCGACGACGTATTCCAGAATCTTGGTCTTGCCCACCTGTTCCGGGTTCAGTTCGGGCTTCTCACCCGCCTGCATCGTCTTCACCAGGTTCGTGAACACGCGCCGCTGCTCGCCGGCATTTAGTTCTTTCTTCACGTCGATCCAGTCGCCGTCGGATAACGGCAATCGCACCACGTCTGGGACAACAAATCTGCTTCTCGCCATAGCGGACTCACTCCCTACGAGATCGACGCCGTCAGCGTCTGACCCGTAATCTGCAGGCTGTTCACGGTGTAAACCCACTGCCCGTTGGCGTGTGGGACGACGAACTTCAGAGGCGCCTGCGTCACATTGAAGTCGTTTTGAGAAACCACCATGGCGGTCACCGTCCCGCCAGGACCCATCTCCCACGATGCGAGGACGGCGGCTTCGTGATAGCCCCAAACCAATTTCGCCGCCGCCCCACGCACCGTGAAGCTATTCATTTAGAGCGACACGTACCACGAGTTCGCGGCCACGAAGTTTCCGCTGATCGTGACCGCGCCCCCAACCGGGGTTTCGATGGCCACCGACAGCCACGCCGTACCGTACGCGTACTTCGTCGGAGACACGGTGATATCCGGGTAGAGGTAGAGCTTCACGCCCGTGGACGAGATCGCGCCCGCGAACGGCTTTGTTTCCGCGTCGTTCCAGACGCCCGTCAGCGTCCCGGACAGGTTGGGCAACCCCTGCACGTACGTCTTGTTCGTGTCGGCAAACGCCGTGACTTCGAACGTGTCGCTGGAGCGGTCCAGCGTCCACGCATTCAGTGAGAGGCAGACCGTCGCCACACCCGTGGACGACTCGATTGCGAGATAGACGGCACCTGTTTTTCCTGCGTGTGCAGCCATTGTTCTAAGCTCCTACGGCCATCTGTGGCCGTTCAGCAAGGAGCGATTGCAGACCGCCTAGCACCGTCTTGGTGCGCTCGATCCACGACGCCTCTGCGACACGCGCAGGGAGTGCCGCCGCGATCAATTGCCGGCCCGCCTCATCAGCGAGCCAGCAACGAATCAAAGCCGCGGCCTCGATCGGGGACCGGAACATCGGCACGAGATCGCCGAACACTTCCGCCGATTCCGATCGGTAATCCGAGAGACAAAACGTCCCGCACGCGGCCAACTCATATGCGCGCGGGTTGATCGATTCTGCGTGGGCGATCTGGGGCGCATCCGGTCCCCAGCCCTGCGAGACGCGATAGAGGTTAAGCCCGATTTTGGCGCGGCGGTACAAGAGCGTCGCGCGGGAGTTCTCGAGCGGACCCGCATGCAGATGCTGCCGGACCTGCTTATTTAGCAGCTTCTGGTTCCACGTCCCGTACAGACCGAGATTGATCCCGGTCCAGTCGATGCTATTGAAGAAGCGGTACCGCTCACGGAAACCAGTCCCAACGAAGACGACGTCATGCGCCGGCACGCTGTCGTCAATCGGCAGATCCGTCCGATGGACCATCGGGTTCCAGCCATGTGGCAGATACCCGAAGCGCGGGTTCACGGTGCGAAAGGATGGGACCGCGCTGCGTTCGTTCGTCCAGCCGCCGTCCACGATCTTCGCCACCTTCATCTCGGAGTCGTGGTCATACGGACTTTCCGTGAACAGCACGACAACCCGAAGCCCCGCCTGCTTCATCATGATGAGGACATCGGGATGGAACAGCATCGCGCTGACCACCAGCACGACATCCACATGGTTCCGCAGGGCCATCTCCAGCGCCCCGAGGCTGGCGTGATAACTCAGATCGGCCGGATTCGGCGGGCTGAGATTCGGCTCGGTTTTCTTCTTCGTGCGCCAGAGCCAATACAACGCGGACTGGGACGCGGCGAAGCGTTGGTCGAGGCGGAATGAAAACACCTCCACGTCGTGGTACTTCAGGCCCGCCTGCAAGCCCAAAAACACATCCGACGTGGCCCATGACGCACCAGGATGCGCGAGCAAGAGCCGTAACTTCCGCCCCGTCATGCCGTGGCCTCGAGTAATTCACGGCGCACGTACGGCGCGCATTCCGCACACACGAGACCGGCGTCCATGTCTTCCAGAAAGCCCACTGCGCCACACCCTCGACACAGCCCCACCCCGCGATGGACCGCTTCACCGTTTCGGATATCAGGCTGGGCAATGACGAGACAGTCCTTCATCCAGACGGGTTTCTGTCCTGTCTTCGCCACGGTGTCGCGGATCCATTCGTAATCGACTTCACAGCGCCGCTCGGCACTGACTGGCACCAGTGATTCACGCGGTGCCGCCATGCAACAGCCAGACAGATTCGCCACGCGCAGGTCACGATCGGCCCAGAGCAGATAGCGCATCCCAAACAGTCCCGACATAAAGCCGGGGCTGTAGAACTGGAACAGCACCGCCCGCCCCGATCCCAACTTCTTCCGCAGCCGCGCAATCGCCCCGTCCACGTACACGTCGTCATCCCCCAACCCGCAGAAGTAGTCGCCCGTGGCGAGCTCCATCGCGCGGTTAAACTGAGGATTGCCCTGGAACGCATACCCGCCGTTATGCGCGACGAAGGTGAAGCCGTAGGACTCCACCAGCGCCTGCACGCGCGGGATGTGGGTCTGGGAAACGAACGTATCCAGCACAATCAGGACTTGGTCATTCGGCTGCAGGGCTTGCCGTTTGATGGACTCGAGCGTGTCCACGAGCGTCTCGCGGCCCATCGTTGGCACGCAGATGGTCAAGCTCGGCATCATGACTGCGTGACCACCAGTCCGTGACGCTGCACCATGTCGATCAACTTCACGTACATCTGCCGGCGGGCGCGGATGGCGATCGGGATCATCTGCTGCGACTCAGGCGCCTCAGGCATCTTTCCGCGGTTCGCGCCGGCATGGGTGCGACGCACGCCCGTACCCTTCTCAAACAAATGGGCATGCCTCGCATTACTTTTCACGCGCGCACTGACGCCGCCGCGGCCAATGGCTTCCACGGTGGTGGTCACGCCACGTTGCAGATTGCCCGTCACATGCGGGTACGCCCCCTTCGTCTCACGCTCAGTCGCCTTCGCGGCTTCGATGACGATGTTCGATGCTTCGCCCGTCAGCTCGGCTGGAAGATTCCTCAGTTCCTGCTTAAAAGATTCCAGACCCGTCCACTGCACTGGCATTACGGCGCAATCTCCTCAGCCAACAACACCATCTCGTCCCCGGCTTCATTCACCGACTGCACCCCGCGCACGTAGAAGTCCCGCGTGCGATTGATCCGCGCATCGACGTACTGAACCCGCGTGTCAATGGTGACTTCAGGGTGGAAGCGCATCCGGATCTGATGGTCCTGTGCGCGGTTCCCGGAACTGCCAGGGGGCAACGGCTCAATCGCCGCCCAGATGCCTTCAGGATTCAGCGGCGTCCCACGGGCTTCGTCGTCATCTTCGGGGTACCGCGCCAACGTCACCCACTTATTACAAGCACCCGCGCGCATCAGGCGTACTCCGGCGGAATCCAGAACACGCGATCCGTCCAGAACATCTTGGCGACCCGCATCGCCTGCTCAGAGTTCGGATCCATGCCGTCACGGTCCGCGTCCATGTTGCCGATCAGGACGCGCATCCCCTGCTTGATCTCTTCCGGGATCAGGTCTCGCGAGGTGTAGCCCACCACGTAAATAATCTCGATGCGTGTGACCTTGCGACTGCCCTGCACCGACGGCCACGACTGATCCGCCGCAAGCGCAATCCGCCCCGGTCGGCTGATCGTGTCCACCGTGTAATAGGTCGAGGACAGCGTCTGCTGCACGCCATCGGTGTCGTATTACTTCACCGTTGTCACCCACGCCAACGGCGCGGCCATCGGCAATGACATCACCGTCACGAAGTCCGAGAGGTTGAGCGTGATGGTTTGGGTCAGAAGGCCGCGGCCCAGATACTTCTCGGCGGCCGCCCGCGCGGCTTTGATATAGCTCGAGACGATCCCGTCTTCCTGGTTCTGGACACTGCGGATCTGCGCCTTCGCCTCTTCCACCGTGAAAGGCTCAAGGACCGGCGCCGTGCTCACGACCCACGAGACATCTGGGCTACAGACCACTAGCGCGTTCCTTTCGGTGGCGCTGAGATGGCTTTCACGTACGCGCCGCTTCCCGTCAG